AGAGCACAGAACCGTACACTACATGACGGAACAGTCAAAAGAATCCGGATGAGTGAATCATGGAGACAGGTATTTATAGGTCATTTGTCTATGACTGGGAATATCACTGTCTCCTGTGAGATGACTGGGATCTCTAGACAGACCTACTATCAGACCTATTCCCAGTATGCAGATTTTGCTGCTATGGCTGATGATGCACAGATTCAGTATGTAGAGCGTCTGGAGCATGAGATGCACAGGAGAGCTATGGCTGGATCTGATGATCTCCTCTGGAAAATGGTGAAAGCTAACAGACCTGAAAAATACAGGGAGCGCTCCGACATTAATCAGACCATTACTCATGACTATAGAGTAGAGATAGGGAGTCCCTATGTCCCAGCTCAAATCTCCCAGGATGACGACACTCACTCATACCGGATCATCACTCCCTCAGAATCAATTCTGGAATGATCCTGCTAGATTTAGAGCATTCATCGGAGGGAGAGGGAGTGGTAAAACTAGGGCCGGAATTATAGAAGCTATCCGACAGCCAGCAGGGACCATAGGGATGATCGGAGCTCCTACCTATCAGATGCTCACAGATGCAGTGGTGAGACCATTCCTAGACATCACGCGTAAAGCGGGAATACTGAGGAGCTGGAACATAGCTACAAAAACTGCAGTACTGATGGGGAATAGGACTGTCCTATTCCGCTCTGGGAGTGATCCGGAAAAATGGAGAGGTCCTAACCTGGGATGGATATGGCTAGATGAAGCTGCACTCCTCAAACCGGAGATATGGGACCTCATCATTCCGACAGTGAGAGAGTATCCAGAGAAAGCATGGATCACTACTACTCCTAGAGGATATGACTGGATCTATCATCTATTCCACTCAGGGGATCCAGACTATAGCATGACTAAATCTAAATCCACAGATAATCCATTCCTCTCCAGAGCTACTATTACATCACTGCAGAGACGATATACCAGAGAGATGTATGAGCAGGAAGCGAATGGGGAATTTGTCGATCTCTCTGGAGCACTGTTCAGACGCTCATGGTTTACAGTGGTAGACTCTGCTCCTCCAGGTCTCTCCTGGTATCGTTACTGGGATTTAGCTACTAGTATCAAAACCTCTGCAGACTATACCGGATCTGTCAGAGTGGCTATGGATGATAATGGATGCATCTACATAGCAGATGGGATCCGGATGAAAGCGGAATGGCCGGATGCGAGGAAGGTCCTCATCCAGACCATGAGAGCAGAGCACTATGATACAGTGCAGGGAATAGAGGAAGCTCTGCATGGTCTGGCTGCTATACAGGAGCTCCAGAGACTCCCAGACCTGTCCCATATCTCACTCACTGGATACAGAGTGAGGGAGGATAAACTGCAGAGAGCTTCTACATGGGCCCCAAAAGCGGAGCAGGGACTGATCCGGATAGTCTCTGGGGAATGGGTGAATCAGTTTATAGATGAGTGCTCTGTATTCCCTCATGGGGATCATGATGATATGGTAGATGCTGTCTCCGGAGCAGTCCAGATGATAGGACAGGGAGCAGTACTGTATGATTTTCTGTAGTGCCATATGGGAGGAGATAGAGTGAATATTAAAGCCATCGAAGCCATCCCTGGATGGTACTCCATAGCGAAAAAAGCTGGGGAGCTCTATGGGACCATAGATGCATATGAAAAAGTCCCTATGCTTTACAGAGCAGTGAATCTCCGATCAGATGCACTAGGGACTGTCCCATACAAAATCATGAGGAATGGTGCAGAGACTGACTATCCATTTGTGACTGCTCTAGAACCACTCATCCAACAGACAGAGCGATCCCTCCTCCTCACAGGTCATGCTATCTGGCTAAAACTGTATAAGGGACGGATCCTCTATGGATTCCAGTTTCTGAATCCTCAGACCATCACTGTAGAATTTGTCCCAGAAAAAGCATCTGCACTGAATCCATTATCCGGACTAGTATTTACTCAGCAGATCAACAGTATCACCTATGGTCCCTGGACTATGGATGACGTGATCTATTTTAGAGAACCGTCTCTGTCTCAGGATATAGGGAGAGGGACTCCAGCAGCCGGAGTAGCTCTGCAGAGTGCACAGCTTGCATACTACCTGGAGCGGTTTACGTCTGCATTTTTTGAGCATGGAGCACAGCCAGCTCTGGTGATGTCTCTGGATAAATCAGTCACTCCTCCGGAATTTGAGCGGATGAGGAGTGACTGGAGAGCACGTGCAGAGAATGTAGCTAATGCATTCCGTACATTTTGGATGAGGGGTGAGATAAAAACACAAATCATCACATTCCCTCTGAAAGATATGGAGCTCATCCAGCTCCAGGAGAGAGCAGTGACTAATATCACTACTACATTCGGAGTCCCTAGGACCATGCTGGAAGCGTCTGCAGCTAATTATGCTACTGCAGACAGTGACAGACAGAGCTTCTGGAGGGAGACCATCGTCCCTCGTCTTAGCTACTATGAGAGAGTCCTGAATGAGCAGATATTTGGTCCTCTGGAGTACTCCATGGAGTATCATCCGGATGAGCTGGATGTATTCCAAACTGATGAAGCTGCTAGGGCCGGATCACTGCTCCAGCTCACTCAGGCCGGAGTCCCTCTGGCTTCTGCTATGAATCTCCTAGGATACAAAAATGTAGAGGAAGCTCTGGGGATGTCTACTCCGGAGGAGCTCCCAGACACTACAGGTATTAATGAGGAGACTGGGGAAGCCGTAACGGATCCAGACCTGGCTGATATGCAGAACACAGCAGAGAAGCGGATCAGGGATCTGGACCTCTACCAGAAAAAAGCGCTCCACAGACTGAGGGAGGGAAAATCTCCAGCAGTCAAATTCACTAGTGATCATCTCCCTAGATACATGACTGATTTTCTGGAGATGGAGCTCCGGAAAGCAAAAAAAAAAATAGCAGTGGATGAGATTTTCTACTGGATGAAGTCACTCACTGTAGCAGACCTCACTCCAGATGAGAGAAAAATCTATAGAGCTATCGCGGACAGACTCCAGATCCGGAATGATAATAATGCAGAGCGGATTCTGGCTGGAGACTATACAGCTATTGATACAGATCTCAGAGATATCATGACTGAGAAGGTGGCTGGACTCATCCTGAAAGCTGGGAGTAATAAAGTCTCTCCCATCACTGGGATAGATGATGCACAGTCCAGAGCTCTGGTAGAGAGCGGGATCCAGGATTATAGGAATACATACATAGACTCCTACTATAATCCATTCCTGCAGGACCTCCAGAGCACTGAGAAGGAATACATAGACAAAGTCATCCAGTCATCACTCACTACAGTGGGAGTGACAGTGGATGACATCAGATCTCAGCTGTCTGCATTTGGAGACCTCAGAGCACAGAGGATAGCATTCACAGAACCTACCAGAGCGGCCGCTCAAATGACGAACACTATCCAGAGTAACTCTGCATCTGCAGGGATCCCTCTGGAGCGCGTATGGTTTACTGAGGGAGATGGAGATAATGTCTGTGATGAGTGTATAAAGCTGAATAATAAACCGGAGACAGAGTGGGGACCTGAGTACATGGATGGTCCTCCGGCCCATGTAAACTGTCGCTGTGCTATAGGTCTACAGCTTGCACAGAGTGCTATCACGGATCCAGTGGAGACTGCTCCAGAGATCCTAGATGTAGACACTGCACAGGAGCTGGGGACTCCTCCTCCTCCAGAGACTCCTCCTGCACTGTATGAGCGGAGTCCTGCAGAGATGGCTGATGCAGTGATTAAAATAGTAGATGAGCAGATAGGCGATAAAGTTAGAGAGAGAGATCGTCTGAATGTCAGCATTACTCAGACGGAAGCTGATTACAAAATTAGAAATGCTGAGATTACAAAACTCAAAACGGAGATCTCTAATGCATCCAGTGAGGAGGAGCGCAAACTCCTAGACAAACAATTAAAAGCTCTACAGAAAGAAAATAGAGCTAATGATAAAAGATATGTAGGAGAGATGAATGAGAGATCACGTCTAGATAGAGAGATAAAAAATGCAGAAACTGGGATATACAGAGACGTCCTCACGCAGCTCCAGCATGAGAATCCTCAGCAGGTGAGGGTGATGGTCAGTGCATCTCTCCCAGAGGATCTCAGAATGAAAATAGAGGAAATTGCAACTCTGACATATGGCACAGCTGAGAGTGATGGGACTATAAAAATTATGAGAGTCAATGCTATTGATGTATTAGATAGAGAACATTCCTATAAAGGGAATATATATCTGACTGAAAACTCAGACACTAGTACAATAGTGCATGAGACTCTCCACTCTATGCAGGAAAAAATGGGATTTGGTCAGACTGAATCAGAGCGCTTTGCTGCTCAGAGAATAGCTGGGGAAACTCTGCAGTCACTGAGGATTCTAGATCCAAATAAACAATATGATGCAGGTGAGATGTCATATAGAGACTCTGTAGATGATCCATATACTCTCAAACGATACTCTATGAATACTGTGAATGGGACTCCATATGAATTTTTAGAAGTCCTCCCTATGGCACTCACTGATATAGTCAAAGTAGGACAGAGACGGGATACTGGACTCCTGGAGCTGGGGATGGAGATTCTAAAAGGAGGGAGAACTAAATGAAAATGATTATTACTACTGCTAATGATGAGGTCATCAAATGGGATGAGAGCTCCCAGACATTCACTGGAGAGAGCACTATAGCAAATCTCCTAAATCTCCGGATTCTGGGGATGAGTCCCTGGGAGGGAGATCCGTATTTGACTGCTATACAATATGCACAGGATATGGGATGTACAGTGGATGCAGAGCGGGATCCTGTCCCTCCAGGGAGAGTCTACTGATGGCGTACAGCATAGAGGTCCAGGGAGCGTCTCTGCATATCGTAGAGAAGCTCCGTACCATCCAGGATCAGATAGTCCAGAATGTAGCTGCATTCACTCAGAGGGAGATGATAGGGAATAATCCTCCTCCTCCTGGGAGAGGGAGTGGTAAATTTGTCTCCGACAGACAGAGACGATACGTGATGATGCTCGTTTCTATGGGACAGGTCCCATACGTGAGAGGGAGAGGAAAGTCTCATAGACTGAATAGGTCCTATCTCATCCTCCCAGAGCTCATAGCTAATTATGTCCTAGTCACTACAGCTGCATATGCTCCCTATGTAGTAGGAGATAAACAGGCTGATATCCATAAAGGGAGATGGATCACTGCAGTAGAAGCTGGGAATAAAGTATCAAAATCCGGAGAGGTCCAGACCATGATCCAGACTGCTCTCCGGAGTCTATTTTCATAATCCTATACAATAGTCATCAGTAGAGACAGGAGAGGACCATGAGCACAAAAGCTTCACGCCGACACTCTGAGAATGATATGAAACTGATCCGTAAACTCCGGAGTACTATCAAATCTGCAGGAGACATCCTGATAGATTTGGGAGATGATGGGATGGATGATGCTGGCACTGCAGGGAGTGCAGATCAGACGATGGATGCTAAATCCATTAAGTCAGAAACCTGTGCAGATGCAGTGAGACAGATTCTCGCAGAGAGCTATTTTCTCAGCTACAAAGCTCATGCAGCTCACTGGAACACTGAATCATTAAACTTCCCTCAGTATCATGCATTTTTTGAGTCAGTCTATGAGGATGTAGAATCAGCTACTGATCCTCTGGCTGAATTTATCAGAGCACTGGGATATAAAGCTCCTGCTACTATTGCAGAGCTCCAAATGATGGTCCCTGCAGACACTATGACAGAGAGTGACTCCCTGGAGGGAATGATCTCATCCATCTCTGCAGATAATCTCCGGATCATAGATCTCATCATGGGAGCTATTGTGATCACTGGAGCAGAGCTGGAGTATGGAGTCCAGAATTATCTGCAGGAGCGTCTCGCATACCATCAGAAGCTATCATGGAAACTCCGGAGTATCCGGATGAGTCCTGCAGATGAGATCATCCCAGATCTGGAGTCTCCAGAGATGGAGATGGAGTCTGAGGAGATCCCTGCAGAGATGGATATGGAGACAGCAGCTCTGGAGGATCGGAATGCTACTCCTGCAGAGCGGGAGGAGATGAGTGATGATGATTTTATCATTCCTGAGACCAGAAACTTCCCAGTAGTGACTCCAGATGACATCCCAGCAGCTGTCTCCTCCTGGGGCCGGTATGAGGGAGACATCACCTTTGAGGAATTCAAATCACGTCTGATAGCACTGGCACAGAGTAAAGGTCCAGATTTTGTCTCAGCTCTCCCTCAGGAGTGGCTGGATGAGATGCAGGATACTTCTAAATCCATGAGGGCCCTGGCACGTCGTCTATTATTTGGGAGCTAATATCATGCATGCAGTAAAACAAACTGGAGCATACACTGTCAGAGGGAGAGGTATAGTCTATGGAGGAAAAGACCTCCAGGGAGACACCTTCACTGCAGAGACAGACCTGGGAGATACACGCTCATTTGTAGGACTCCCAGTGTACTGGGATCACTCTCTAGGATCTCTGAGAGGACAGATAGGGACAGTCAAAGCATGGATCCCAGAGGATGATGGGATCGATGTAGAGATAGAGCTGGATAGGAATAGTAAGTATATCCAGCAGGTGATGAATCTGGTAAAACAGGGGAAGCTAGGACTCTCTACAGGTGCACTCAGTCACCTGGTAGAGCGTAAGTCTGGGGAGCTCAAACGATGGATTGTAGGGGAGATCTCTATTACTCCTACTCCAGCTGAACCGCGGACATTTGCAATGGTCAAAACTGCTCATAGATCAGGGCCGGAGACTCTCCGGAGTGGCCATGATGCACAGCAGACAGACATAGATACTAATCGTACATATGAGGTGAGAGAGATGGCTGATACAAAAGTACTCCGTGAGGAGATTGTGAGCGTCCTGAGTGAGATGGCAAATGGCGAACCGGTCAAGGGTGGTGGTGTCATTACAAACCGTGCTCCAGCAGCAAAAAAGCTCACGACTCTGGGGAATAC